AGTAATGTCTGGAACAATCTTTTCTGACGTTGTTCCGCTGGGAACGCTATTAATTACCGCAACAGCCCCACTGGTGTTTCCCACCAAAGCTGTTCCTGAAGCCGCTGTTCCTCGCGGGTAAGAACTTGTAACTCCCGCAGGGAAGTTAGCAGTCAAGGTTGTGTTGCCAGCCCCAGTTGTTCCAGTAACAACAAACGAAGAGTTTTCGACAGACGCAGTTGCGCCAGCAGGAGTTGCTATAATAGTTTCTCCAGCAGAAAAAACTGTTCCGCCAGTATATGCCACCGAAAACGTGGTCTGGCTCTTAGTTAAACTGGTTGGACGATAGAAGTAATTAAGTTCAACCGCATAAGCACTGTCAGGGGTTGGGCTTAAAATAAAATTGTTTAAATCATATTGAGCGTAATAACGAGGAGCGCCTGTTGCGGCAGGATTAGGATTAAAAGACTGAATAAAGTTGGAATCTTTAAAATCTAAGAAAACGTAGTTTCCAGAACTATTGGTAAACGACAAAGCAAACGGCGCTAAAAAGTCACTAGGGACCCCTAAGAATTTATTAGAAGCCGACATTGCTCCAGCGTCGTTCTTTTGAAACAAACTCAACTGAACATTCTTTAAGATACGTTCTTCTGTGTTTTTAATAAAAACAGGAAGATTACTTACAAACGTAGTTTCATCGTTTTCAGTATAATCTAATATAGCCTGTTTTAATGTGGTGTAAGTATAGCTCATGTGTTAATCTGACCCCCCATACCGCTATGGTTTGTGCAATAGTAGTACAGCGTGTATGTAAAACTCATGTCATCACACTATTGTTATGTTTCCAACCATACCACTATGGTTTGTGCATTGATACACTAAAGATGTATCGCTGGGTTCGTGCGGTACGATGAACTGTGTTAACCCTGTAGTAGAGCTATAGTTCTCAGTGACCCCTGTTGTAAAAGCAGACCCTCCTGATGAGACTCTTATTTGTAAAGGATGACTACTTACATTTGCTGTATTATCAATCAAATAAGTATGTCCTTTATAAAAAGTAAAATTAGGGTTGTTGCCAGAAGTAGCTCCGGGGCCAGTAAATGTAAATGCGGACGATCCGTTTACACCCGCAGTATATTTAGTCACAGGTCCAGTTGTCTCATCATTTAATCTAACCCATGCGGCAGCGTGTGCGAAGTACAACCCTCCCGTCGCGTGAACGTGCGCCACTGCGCCATGATATGTTCCCGCACTAGGTAAGTCGCTAAGATTTGCATAATAAAACACAATTCTGTTTGCACCAGAACTTACATCTATAATCCCATCAGAATTTATTATGTCCGTTAGTGTCGTGCCGTTTCCTAAAGCTGCATATACTTCATCAAAATTATCATTAATTTTATCTGCACCTGAACGAAGAGTATCTCCTGTTCCATCGTTAGCTGATGATCCTATGCCTACTGCTTGCTTTGTCATGTCTTATCCCTCGTCAAATGTTTTTGTGGTGGAATCTAATGTTACAGATGTACTATCAAATCTTGAAGCTGTTGAGCTACCAGAAATAATTGTAACAGAATCAACAAATGCTGGCGCAGACAGTCCTGCCATATACGCTATGTTCTCCGCATCTGGGTTCACAACAGTGGTTACTGTTACTGTGCTTATTTCGCCAACAGATTCTAAATTACTAGGGGGGGTTAAACCAAGAATGCTGTTAAACCCAACAGGATTAAACCCGTACTGTATGTTCCGTTGCTCAGGCAAATTCTGTTCTGGGCGTGGATTTCTAAGGGCCTGTGGATCAGGAGTGGCCCTAAGAGGATCAAGTTGAGGTTCTTTGCGTTCCCACTCGTCTTTACCGACTAAAAGGCCGTTCCACTCTTTTCTCATGTCTCTTAGGCGATAACGGAACCCAGAACGATCAGATATGCCGTATGCAGACTTGCCCGTAGCATACTTAGACATAGCGGTAATTCCTCAAGTCTGGAGCAACGCGGAAAGACGCACGGTCCCTATCTTCGTCCATTGCACGAGTCAATTCCTCTTCATACACTGTTTTTAGCATCTGAACGCGGTCTGGAGCACGTTTTAGGGCTATATAATAGGCCAAACCAGCGGCTAAAGCAGGGTAAAAACGGAAGGGGATTTGTATAGTATTAGTGAAATTATCGGCATCATCTATGCGAATAAGGGCGTCATAAAGGACCACATCGGTGCTATTATCGGGCAAAGGCCACAGTTGAAGCACTGGATTTATTGATCTATCGACGAAAAACTGCGTGGGACGCCCAGTAGTCGTTTTTGTAGGTATATTTAGGTATTCGTCACGACTAATGCGATTTAGGGCAAAATCAGTGCCACTTCGACGTACAACAAGGGATAATATGTCGATTACGTCAGCCCCTAGAGGCTCATCACCATCTCCAGAGGTTACAGTGAAGTTTTTTTGCGCAATAGTCCATTGATTAAGGCCACGATTGGCCCAATCAGCAAATAAAAGGTTCAAAGAGCGCTTTGCGGTCTTTAAATCGTACCCTGTTCGCACTTCTAAGCCGCAACGCTCAAAAGCCTCTTCAATGTAGTCTGCTACATCTAATTCAAAGTCCTTGGAGCCTGATACGGTCATGTCATTCCTCGTTATAAAGGTTATCGAAAACCTTGTTAACATCTAATGTGTAGTCTAAATCAGATTTAGAATAATGTATATGCTGAGATGGTTTAAAGTCAGGAGCGCCTTCTCCCGTCTGGAACCACGCAGGGTGCGTTACGCGCACACGGTTGTTAGGTAACGCAACAATATTACCCGTCCACTCACCAGCATCTAATAGCTGGAGTACATGGTTTTGTTTATGCTGTGCTGGATCGTCAGCTACCTCGCTATCTGTGTAATCAACGGTAAATAGATACTTTGCAGGGTGCATTTCACCGTTAATTTTCGCCATCCACGGGCAAGGAGTGGTTCTATCCATAACATAGACAGAATGAGTATGAGAGGCGCAATCCCAAGGCTGTGCGTCATATGTTTTCATAGGTTCAGGCCATTCTTCTAAGGGAATGTCACCTACAAGTGCAGTTATTGGCATTCTAGCCCACATTGCACCACCATGCACTGTGTCTTCATCTTCGCCTTCGGCCTCATTTCCAGTAAATATAACCTGAAAACTCAAGCATCTGTTTGGTATTGTTGTTACACCAATGACCATAGCGTGCAGGAATTCGCCGTGATAATCCTCATGATTATGAGTGTATTCACGACGAACCCATGCCTTAAAATAAGGTATATTGCTGTGCAAATAAGCCATATTTTATTTTTTAACTATCTTATAGCCAGCAGGAAGAGATGCTCTTGCTGAAGCAAGTGACTTCTTACCGCCAGCGGCTCCACCTTTTGTCATACGCATCACTTTTTTGCCACCAGTAGCTCCACCTTTGGACATACGGCGAACTGTTTTACCGCCTGCTGATCCACCTTTAGACATTTTCTTAACTTTGCCACCGCTTCGGTAGCCTTTTTTCTTCATAGCCATGATAAACTCCTTATGATTGGCTTACAGCGCCTGTTGTGCGCTTTCTTCGGTTGGAAATTATTTTACCGCAACCCCTTGCAACAGCAGTGCCGGGTACGTTTTTACCATTAAACTTACGTTTAGAATTAGTTTCTACAGCACCACCATTTTCCATGTTGCGAACTTTTGCGTTTTTAGTATTTGAAACCACAGTTTTTCCCTTTGCTCCTGCACGTTTCTTCTTTGCAGCAGTTGCGCGTCGCTCTTCTTTAGAAAGAGACATAGCTTTGCTTTTAGGTAAACATCGGTCAGGGTTTTTCTTGTCTTTAGAAGTGCCGCAAGGTCCCTTAATAGACCCGTCAGAGCCTATTCGAACCCAGTTCTGTTCGCGCCATTTCTTTAGCTCGCCCATTTAACTTTTCTTTCTAGGAGAACGCAGCATTGTTTTTAGGGTTTTTGCTTGTCCAGCATGAAGCTTTGAAGCTTTTTTCAACCCCTTCACAACCTTCTTAACTTTTGTATTGTTACGTTTACTTAACATTAGCCTCCCTTTCTTTTACTTTTCTTAGCATAATTTGGGTCTTTACAATATTTAGACGCCGCCATGTTTGCATACGCAGAAGGGTATGTATCAAAAGTTCTCTTGGCCCACGCTTTTCCAGAAGGACATATTTTACTGCCCTTAGACTTTTTTGAAGCTTCTCCACCGTTTCTAAAATAACTCAAGCCTCTGGGCATAGCGACTTTTTTGCGAGGAGAAGTAGTGATTTGTTTGTTCATTTGACCACGGCTTATTGTCATATTAACACTTCCATCTTTTACGAGCTTGGCGCAAACGACTGTTCGGATCTTTTGCAGCCTTTGGAAACTTTTTCATCTGGCCCAAAGAACGGGCGCAATAAGACTTGCGTCGCTTGGCATCTTTACTTCCGGCCTTAACCTTACCCGTAACAGCGGTCTTTAACTTTGATCCGGGGTTCTTTTTTCGGTGCGCCTCCACACCTTTCTTAGTCATTCCCGCCCCAGATTTAGTGGGACGGTAATTAGTCTTGTTGCGCTTGATTGGTTTATCGCCCACAGGCAACTCCTACGCGAAGAAGAAGTTCATCATGTCTACCGTTCCAATGGTAAACGTTACATAGAAACCATCTTTAAATAGAACGCCTTCGTCAGGAATATGATAATGCTGTGTTGTATTGTCTGTTCCAAGAGTACGCGCTTTAAAAAACGAAGTTCCAGATACACCGCTGTTAAGAAAATCTAACTCTCCAGCCGTGCCGCCAGAAACAATTGAATAACCCTTAAAACGAGTTCGACCCGCAAAGACAACATCAGCAGCGTTTCCGTTAATACCCGCAGTCACATTTCCGGCAGGATCACCAACGGCGGTTATGCTTAAAATAGTTTTAAAAAAACCAGCGCTAGTTGCGGTTCCATCGTCGGCCCCTGTAAGGCTTTCAGTAAGAGAAGCGCCGTTTACATCAGTCCCTACTATGGTAAACGAAATACCGTCATCGTCGCCTGCGGACAAGATTGTTACCTGTCTGCCTGAAGCGTTTGTAACGCTACCGCCAGAAGCCAATGCCCCGTTAATTGTTAATGCGGCGTTGTTACCAACAGCGGCTATCGTTGAAACACCGTTTGGGTCTGCCGCCTGTTCGTCTCGGATAAATCGGACTTGTACGTCAGAGTTTGCCATATTAATCTCCTATAATAAAGGGTGGGGCGTTAACCCCACCAAATTAATAATTACGCAATCTGAACGTACTCAATGATAAATGTGAACGATCCTGCTGTTGTCGCATTAACTGTATTAGTGATGTTGCAGAAGATAGTTCTTTCGGCGTCTGTATACTGAACAGAGGCTGGCGCTGTCGTGCCATCTTGCGTCTGAAGAACTAATGCAGTCACCGTTACGTTGTGTACAACAACGGTTGTACCAGCATCCAAGATTTCGTCTGCCTGAGTCGCAACAATTTGTGAGCCAGAAGACGATGTACCAACTTCGTAACCAATATCACCTTCCCCAATAACTGGAGCAACGTCACAAAAAATCTTAATGTTAGTGATGATTGTATCGGCGGGTTGTGTAAACTCACCAATCGTGGGGCTGTCGCCTGCGGTTGTGTTTACTGTAACTCCAGATGCAAAGCCAACGTGCTTTACAAATTTGTTTGTTACAATGCCTGTTGAAGCCGTGTTCGCTACAGTTGTAAAAGCACCAGTTGTTGCATTTCTAGAAACAACCTGAAAGCCGCCTTCTGAACGCACTGGTCCGCTAAATGTAGAATTACCCATGAGAATCTCCTGTCAGGGTT